GAAGCTGTAGCGCTTCGCGCGACCGCGGGTGACGGACACGGCGCGGCGTGAATATGTGTGTAATATTAATTCTATAAAATTTTCTAGAAATTTTTCTAGAAAAAGTATTGACATATTTTCTAGAAAGTAGTATTGTAATATCAGAAACAAGGAAAACCAATAATACAAAATGGAGGAAAAAACAATGACAGAGTTAGAAATGAAAGAAAATCTGAAAAAAAAGTGTAAACAAGCGTGGGATTTATATAACGATTTTAAAAGTGTAAAAGGATACGATGATATCATGACTCAAAAACTTTTAACAAAATGGGTAACTTATGAAGATTTATATAAAGAATTTTTTGGGGAAGAAGCACAATACTAAATTCTTTGCTGTACTATCGGCAATAGGGGTAGGAAGGAAATTTCATGAAAGCTTTAGATTTAAAGGAATTGTATACCGTGCCTGCAAAAATGGAGGATATACCATTATATGTAAAAGCAGAAGATGGGGATGGAAACATTCACATTTACGCATATGACCATGCGTCCCTTACGAATGGCTACGTTAAGGTGAGTGCGTTATGTAATCCGTTGCCCTACAAAGGCAATTTTGGAGTAGGTTTTACCGTAAACTTGCATAATAGTCTTTCTACACGGTACGCTTTAAAAGTGTACTATGTAGAAGTTTCTCACAGTGTTATTTGTTCTGCAAACGATAACTGTACGTTGTGTCCTTTGTATTCGTCAGATGGAACAGATGAGGAGTGTTATTATTAAGGAGGTATCACAGTGAGAGTAAAAGATTTTATAAAATTGTATTACGGCATGGCTCGCATAGAAGTCGAAATTTACGCCATTGTTACGGTGTTTAATGAAAAGCATCGCGTATTAGTTAGAAATTTTGATATTGATTGTACAAAAGTATATACTACAAAAAAAGAAAATTATTTGTCAGAAGAAGTAATAGGTTTCGAGATTATTGCTGATAAATTGCGAATCTTTATCAGGGGGTGCGAATAAATGCCGAACTCAAAAGACTACAGTATCTACCAGGAACTTGATCTTAGTTTAGAACAGATCAAACGTGAACTTCCACGTGTTGCGCAGGCGGCGAATAGCCGCCTTGCCAAACTGGAAAAAATTCACGCGCGCGACCAGTGGGAGTACGGGCGCGTAAAAGAGTTTTTCGCGTCACAAGGGCGATCAAAAGATCGCTTTTTGAAAGGCGTAAAGCGGTCGGAAGCATCCATTCGGCAAGAATGGGATACCATGATCGCTTTTCTGAATTCACCCGAAACAACGCTTGAGGGATATCGAATCGCAGAATTACAGAGACGCTTTGACAAGTCAAAGAATAAAATTGATGGAGAAGTAACAGAAGATAACTACAAAGACTTGTATCGTTTTCTTACCTCTAATATATACAAAAAGAATCTGAGAAAGCAGGTGGAATCCGATCAGATTATTGATGATTTTATTTCGAAATTACATGATAGCGGAATTGAATTCGAAGATATTCTGGAAGAGTATGAGGGCTTTCTTGATGGATATATTACGGAGGAAGAACTTTTTAATAAGAATAGAACTAAATTAAAGTGAGGTAATATCAATGTATCAATTGGATGTCCCTGTTATCGTAAACGGAAACGAAGATATTTCACGTGAAACAATTTATTCCGTTCATGATTTTCCATTTTCTGATTTCCAGACGTTGCGTGAATGCCGCAAGCGCGGAAAGAAGAAAAAACCCGTAGCTTACTATGATGTCGAAATGGCGTTCGATATCGAAACGACCACGATGGAAAAATTAGATTACGAACGCTATAACAAGACAGGTGAAAAAGTGGTAAAAGGAACTGCCTTTCTGTATCATTGGCAGTTTTGCATGAAAGATACTGTGTGTTTTGGTCGCACATGGGACGAGTTTCTTTCATTCTGCGAAAAACTTCATCTGTATTTGAAAACATCTGATACGAAACGTGCGGTCGTTTACGTACACAATCTGTCTTATGAGTTCCAATTTATGAAAGATTTTATCGAATTTGACGAAATCTTTGCGCGGGATGCCCATAAAGTTATGAAATGCTACGCTTACAAGTACGGGATTGAGTTCCGGTGCTCGTATTTTCTCAGCAACATGAGTCTTGCGAAATTCTGCGAAAACAGTGAGGGTGTGACCCACTATAAGCTGGTTGATACGTATGACTATAAAAAACTACGTACCCCAACCACACCACTAACAGAAATAGAGAAAGGATACTGCTACAACGATGTTCGCGGCTTGTGTGAATGCATCCGCGCCGCGCGAAAAGAGGACAACCTTGCAGAAATCCCCCTTACCTCAACTGGCTACGTCCGCCGCGAATTTCGCCGTGCCATGCAGGCAGATAGCGGTTATTATCCGGGAGTATTTGCCGATCTGGCTTTAACGTTACCGCAGTACCAGCTTTGCAAAGATGCGTTCCGCGGTGGTAATACCCACGCCAACCGCATCCACGCGGGTCACACGATCACAGCGAAAAAAGGGGAAAACGCGATCGTTATGTGTAGTATGGATATTTCGAGCAGCTATCCGGCGCAGATTGCCATGGGGTACTATCCTATGAGTGCGTTCCGGGCGGTTGAGATCACATCGCAGGAACAGTTTGACAACTTGTGTGCGAAACGTTGTGTTATCATGCGTGTACAGTTTGATCATTTACGCATCAAAGAGGGCGTACCCGTCCCGTACATCCCGCTGTCAAAGTGTCAGAAGCACGGGAAAGATTGTGTGATTGATAATGGACGCGTATTGTCTATTGATTGCTGTGAAATAGCAATGACGGAAATTGACTTGTCGATCATAAAAAATCAATACGACTATGATTTCTTTACCGTCTCGGAGTGCTACGTAGCCGCGCGCGGAAAATTACCGGAAAGTATGCGGAAAACGATGATGTCATTTTTTATCGCAAAAAGCCAGTTGAAAGGAAACTCTGCTAAAGTCTATGAATACATGAAATCTAAGAATAAACTAAACAGCACGTTCGGAATGTGTGTCACCGATCTTTTGCAGGACGAATGGGCAATGGATGCTTTTACGGGAGAATGGCATCGGGAAAAAGCCGATGCGGAAAAAGCACTGAAAACGTACTATGATGGAAAAAACAGCTTTTTGCACTATCAATGGGGAATCTATGTTACCGCCCACGCAAGAAAGCAGTTACAAGATATGCTGGATGTTGTTGGAATGGATGCCGTCTACTGTGACACCGATAGCATCAAGTTTTTACATCCGGACGTTCACATTCCAGAATTTGAAGCCAAAAACAAAATACTGGAAAAACGTGCGATTGATCATGACATTCCTGCGTTTTGTGACGTTGGTGACAACCGTTACATTCTCGGCGTCTGGGATATGGATGATCTGTACATCCAGTTTAAGACCCTCGGCGCGAAAAAATACTGCGGTGTGGAATGGGACGAAAAAGCGGCGCAATCTGGCAACGACCCCGTGCGTTTTACGTCTACGGTCGCTGGCATGAATAAGAAACATGGAGCGGAAAACTTAAAGTGCTGTAATAATTTCCGTCTCTGCCGCCGGATGGAAAATGTCGGACGGACAATCAGTTGCTTTAACAACTCGAAACCCCATTACATCAAAGTAAACGGGGAAGAAATTTTAACGGCTAGTAACATTGGAATCCTTGATACCACTTATACCTTAGGTGTATCGAATGAATACTATGAAGTATTGGTAAACTCTCAAGACGGAGTGTTACCGGAATAGGAGACAATATGAGATATTTTGTGTTTTTTATGTTTTTAGTATTAGCAACGATCTGGGCGTTACATGAGGAAGAACTCGACCTTTCCCTCCTGCTTTTATTTTTGGATATTTTCTATATTTTTCTATTTAACTATTGACTTTCTGCAAGAACAGTGCTATTATAATACTTGTAAGCAATCATAACCACATAAAGAAAAGGAGAAAAAACATGGTTAGAACAAAAATCGAAGATTTTATCTACTCTGTCATTGACAGAAACACAAAACAGGTGATCGGCTCTTTTAGTAATACAGAAGAACTGAAATCGCAGAAAGCAAAAACCGCCGCTGTTACTGCCGCTGGTTTTCCGGAGGATTCCATCTGCGTATTAACCGATACCGTATCCGCCCGCTACGAGATGCCGGACGAACAGTTCTTTGCCGAAGCAAAGAGACTGGACGACTAATCAGCGCACAACCCGCGGTCTGGAAGTGACCAGATAAGACAACGATCAAAGCAAAGCGCCGCGGTTCTGCATACCAAACAACTTAATCAAAAGGAGAAAAAATCATGAGCAAAGTAAAAATGAAACTGAACAACGTTACCGTAAAATATGCAAAAAAGGAAGACGGAAAAAGCGTTCTTTCTGCTTCGATCACAGCCGACCAGCAGAAAGCCATCTTCGAAAAAATGATCGAAGAGTTTGGTGAGGATGCCGCCGCAGAAGCAAAGTGGATTCCTGCGAAAGAAACCGAAGCTGGTCTCTACGTAAAAGCGCAGACAAGTTACAGCGTTGCCTTTTATGAGGACGGAATCGAGAGCGACACCGTTTCCAGTGTTGACGAACTCGGCAAAGGCGCAGTTGTCGACCTCTTCATCTCCATCGGAGAAAGCACATTCCGCCATGAAAAGGGATTCACAGCATACCTTTCCGCTGTAAACGTCCACAAGTTCGGCGAGCTGGCAAAATTCAACCCGTTCGCTTAATACAGGAAGGCAATACGAGCTCCGACTGGCGGACGGTAACTTGTGTTAACTAACCTGTAGTGATTGTTACTATATCTTGTGTATTGAAAAACTCCATACGTGTGAGAGAGCTACGTTTCCAGCGTAGCTCTTTTTATACCCAGCGAAGCTCTGCCTTTCACTGCCGTCCATCTGCAAGCAAAACGTGCGATTATCGTGCGATTAACGTGAGATTGTCGCGGAGAGACTGGCGGGGAACTGGGGGACGCGGAGCGGGAAAAAAGAAGAAAGGAGGTCGTGAAACAAAGTTTCACGTGCACCATGATTTTTTGGAACGATATCCAATGGGAAAAACTTTTCGCTGATTATGATGTGAAATTTGAGGCGATCGACGATAACGGGAAAGCGATTCAGTATTACAACCCTATCAGGTTGTTTACCGAGCCCGACTTAGACGGGGATTTCGCTGGCGTGGCAATTACGTGTTCCAACCGTAGCGCCGGCAAGACAAGTGCGTTCGCCGCGGCAAGCTGTATTCTGTGCAAAGAGTACGGATTGCAGACCGGATGGATTTTCCGGACGAAAGGGGAAATGACGGGAGCGGCGGCAATGTACGAAGATATGCTAAGAATGTATCCAAAATTAGGAAGTGTGATTACCTATAAAAATCTGGACAAAAACGGAAATGTTGTCCGGTATTTTCTGGACGGCGTGCCATTCGGATGCGCGTTTAGTTTTGGAAGTAAGATGGACAGTGTAAAAAAATTGTCTCCGTATTTTCGGGATATCTACTTTTTGTTTTTTGACGAGTTCAGCATGGAAAGCGGACAATACGTAAAAGGGGAATCTGAAAAACTGCAATCGTTGTTGCTGACCATCAGCCGTGGAAATGGAAGCCAGTCCCGATGGTTTAAACTGGTTATGGCATCCAATAATATTTCGTTGCTCAATCCCTATTTTGTATTTTTTGGTATCCATAAGAGATACCAGAAAGAAACAAAAATGCTGCATGGGAGCGGTTTTGTGTGTGAGTTTACTCACAATGACAGTGCCAGTCAAGCTATGTGGGAGAATCCTGCTTTGAAAGCATTCCGCGGCGGTCACTATATGCAAAGCATGAGTGTTGGAGATCAGATGTTGATTGATGATGCCGTGTTTGTACAAAAGCCGACCGGACGGTCGCGGTATCTGTTCACCATCGAACACAGTGGAAAAAGTTATGGCGTGTATGAGTATTACGAAGAGGGGTACATCTATATTACGCATAACTATAACCCGTCTTGTAATTTTGTCGCGGTTTTTCGGGACGGAGATCACACACAAAACACGGTTATGTTGGAACACTATGATTATTTGTTTGAAAATCTAGTTGACGCATATCGCAAAGCATATTTGCGGTTTGACGATCTAGACAGCAAAAATATGGCGGTCGAGTTACTCGGGATTGATCTTTATAAATAGTTCGTGTGAGACGGACAAATGTACTTGACACACGGATAAAAAAGAGGTATCATGAAAATACGGGGAAACCTTTTTAGAGGGGTTGCCACGGTTGAGCAAACCGCCCCGTCCCTGGCAGGTCAAAAGGTTTCCTTGTTTTAATGGACGGGAAGAAAGGAGCAAAGATGGCAAGTATCGTTTTTAATATGATTGTCGGCATGATGAAAAAAGAAAATGCTTATCTTGCTTATACGGTACGCTATAAAGGGGACGAAAAAGACACGTTAATCCTTGTCCCTCATGAAAATTACGAGTCTCACATCCGGTATTTGTGGGATTTCTTTTTCATGGATGGAAACGCGTATAACAGTAAATCGCCAGTTCGATTCATTCATAATTTTATTATGTGTGATAAATTAAGTGAAATTGAGGACTGGTTAAAATGGCAGGATAAGGAGGTAGAAACATGGATGTAACTATGGTAACGCAGTTAATTGGAAGTCTCGGTTTTCCAATTGTTTCTTGCTGCGCACTTTTCTGGTATCTGGTGAAAGAAAAAGACGCGCACAAGGAAGAAATGGAAGAATTACGGAAAAGTGTAGAAGCGAACACGACTGCTATTAACTCGTTGTGCCAGCACTTAGGAGGTGGAAAGAATGAGTAAAATCGAAAACACAGTTGCCTGGGCGGAACAAATCGCCGCCGATGATCGGCACGGGTACTCACAGGTACACCGGAACAGTCCCGATTATGATTGTTCGTCATTTGTCGGAACGGCACTTGCAAATGCTGGTTTTCCAGTCAGTCAGTACAGTACCACAAGAAATCTAGGTGAACAGTTGGAAAACGCTGGTTTTGTGAAATGCGGTAAACCGTGGAAACGCGGTGATATCCACCTTGCGGCTGGTCATCATGTCACGATGTCGGTTGACGCGAACTGCATCGTCCACGCCAGCCAGTCGGAAAACGGCGGGATTGATGGTCAGACGGGAGATCAGACCGGAAAAGAAATCTGTGTACGGTCTTATTACGATCTTCCGTATGAAAATACCGTTCACTATCGGTATGCAGGAGCCGTCAACGAAAAGCCGCATAACGTCATGGAAAGTTGCGTCAAGACAGAATCCGCGCGTCGTTTTGACCGGAAAATTGCCGGAGCGTATCATACCAATGATCGCTATAATCTGCGTGTTGGCGCAGGAATGAATAAAACTGTCATCTTGACGTTGCCAACCGGAACCAGTGTTAGAAACTACGGGTATTATACCGGAGAATGGTATCTGGTGAAAGCGGTTGTGAATGGCATCGTCTATACTGGTTACGTAGCAAAAGAGGGTTTAGCCCGTGGCTGATCTGACGCTTGCTTACAATACCTGTATCGAGATTTGTAACAATCCAAACGTGGGTTACTCACAAGACTATCGTGAGGGGCAGACCGTAGGAGGTATTACCTACTATGATTGCTCCTCTCTCATGAGTTACTGTTGTACGGTCGGCGGGTTTTTAGCATCTAACCCGTGGTTTACGACTCGTAGCATGGACGGCTATTTGATCGGTGCTGGATTCCAAAAAGGTACAGCCAATCAGCCATGGAAAAAAGGTGATATCTTATGGAGGAGCGGTCACACCGAAATGGTTTACAATCCCGCTGACGGTGGCGGGTATACGATGGGAGCGCACACCGATAGTTACCCGCTGGAAAGACAGGTATCCATTAATACGTTTGTGAGTCCATACAGCGCGTGGACGTATCTTTATCGGTATCCGGTTGAGGTACAAAGCGGTATCAGCCAATATGTGATTGCCGCTATCTGTGGCAATTTCTGGCAGGAGTCAACCGTAAACCCCGGGTTGTGGCAAGGTACGATTGTCGGCTCGCCCGGCTATGGATTGGGTCAGTGGACCGATAATTCCTCTACCGACCGCCGGACGCGGTTGTTCCAATGGTTAGATTCCAACGGGTACAGCCGGGAAGATGGTAACGCGCAGTTAGAATATCTGATTTATGAGAATGTCTGGTATTCGGTCGGAGCCGCTAGTGCTTACAAAAATCTACAAGCGTTTTTGCACAGTGACAGCACCGATCTGAACGCACTGACTTCCGCCTATATGAAAGGATGGGAGGGAATCAGTGACGATGGAACGCTTGCGTTCCGGCAGGAAAAGGCGCATACGTGTTTCAATTTTATTTCGGAACACGCGAAAGATTCTGCAATTACCGGATGGATTGTTGGGAATCGGTATTTATCTGATTCCGAACGTTTGAACAACGCGGTGATGGTCTATCGGTACCTGGCAAAAGGCGAGCAACCCGAGCCGCCCGAACCGCCCCATCCCATGAAACCAAAACGGCACAAAATGCCGATCTGGTTTTATCCAACATTAAAAAGGAGGTATTAACATGACACTTGAAGAGTATTGGACAGAAATTGTTGCCGACATTGGAAACATCGAAACGCACGGTGACGCAATCGCCGCCATCAGCGAAAAAATCAAAACCGAAGATACCGACATCGAAGCTCTGATGTCCGAACGTGACGCGCTGGTCGCCGAACGGGACGAACTGAAAGGAAAGTATGATGCTGCCGTTGCTGAAATCAAAAGCCGCTGGTCTGATCTTTCCCACGGCGGAAGTATCACAAAAGTAACCGAGTTTGGCGGAAAAGTGCCGGAAGCAGAAGACACCGCAACAAGTATCAACGATCTTGATATGTCTCAGCTCATTCTGAGCGGAAAAGGAGAGTGAAATCATGGCAGAAAAATTAGATATGACCAATATTAATATGCTGAACGCCGTTCGGCAGACGATGAGTGTTGACTACCGTGACCGAGTTCCTGTGGCAACGCGAGCAAATATTGCCGATATTGAGAAAACATTAACCGACCCTTACAATCCGATGGCGCGGAATGAATTGGTTCCGGCGCTGGTAAATCTGATCGCCAGCCAGTCGATCAGTACCGAAGCGTTCCGCAATCCTCTGCGTGTGCTGAACAGTAACGCCATGCCGTTTGGTAATGGAGAACAGGAAGTTTACGTAAACTTTGCACAGGGTTACGCACACGATGCCAATATCAGCATCGAAGATGCGACCGCTATTTATGACAGCTACATCATGGCACTGTACCATGTCATCAATTTTAACAACGACTATCCGGTGACGATCTGGTTTGAGGATATGCGCGGCGCGTTTCTTGATGATTACGGACTCAGAAGTCTGGTTCAGGCAAAAGTGGAAAGTGTCGTTTCCGCTTGTAACTGGGATGAGTTTACCACGGCAAAAGAACTGATTGCATCTGCAAAACGTGCGGGACATATTTATCCGGTTCATGTTGATAAAGTTACCAATCAGCAGAGTGCTAATGCGCTTGCGAAACAAATCCAGTCCTACATTGACAAAATTCAGTTTCCGAACCCGCTGTACAATTTCGCCGGCGCAACATCGGCGGCAAAAGAAGATACCATTCTTCTGTTTGTTGCCCCGGATACCAAAGCCGCGATGAATGTTGACAGTTATGCCAGCGCGTACAATCTCGACCGGATGCTACCGAAAGCACAGCAGGTTTTAATTGATAACTTTAACGATGCTGATGGTATCGTGGCTGTACTGGTTGACAAGCGGTTCTTCAAAATCCGCGAACAGTACCGCATGATGGTACAGGATAATGTAAACCGGGGATTACGATGGAACAGCACGTACACGGTGAAAGAGATGTTCTCGTATTCCCTGTTCTATCCGATCATCGTCTTTACGACCGAAACAGTTTCTGCTTCTTCCCTTAACGCAAGTAACGTGGACCTGGTGAAGGCCGGAACAGATGTCGATTTCGGCGGACATTTTTCTTTTGTTTCTACTGACGTAGCCGATAAAGCGATTGACGTAAAAGTAGAAGGTAACTCTTCCGCTGATACGTTTGTTATCCCGGGAACAACCATTCTTCGAATCGCAAAAGATGAGAAGAATCTGAAAAAGAAAGAAAACATAACAGCAAGTGTGCGGGTTGTGATTACAAGCCGATTCGATTCTTCCAAAAATGCAACCATTTCCTTTACGACCGATTAAGTAAGAGGGAGGAAACATGGATAATTTCATTCCGATGCCGCCGCAGGAAAATGTGGCGGCTGTTTCCCCGCAGACAGAGGTAATTTTAGCAAGTGGGATTGAGTGGGGAAACGATTATGAACATGTAAGATACTACGAAAACGGAAAAGCAGGCTGTCTGGCGCACGTACGAGAAAAAGCAATCCATATTTTTAAGCAATCCGCGCCCGTGAGATGGGGAGAACTGACTTATAAAGGAAAAGGAAATGAGAGCGAATTTCTGAAATGCAATTATATTGCTTTTCAGAACAAACCCTATACGGAAGAATGGTATTTCGGTTTTGTTACGCGCGTAGAATGGTTGAGTGACGGAAGTTTTAAGATTTATTTCGAACCCGATCGTTTTCAGAACAGTTTTTACAATGTGGTGTTACAACAGTGCTATGTAGAACGAGAACACGTTGACAAAACAGCTGATCTTGTCGGAATTAATCTTGTTCCGGAAAATCTGGAAACGGGAGAATACGTGGATAACGCAAGTGATGCGCGACTATTAAATCTCGGGCCGATGCAGTATTGTTTGAGCGCAAGTGCAGACGAAAACGGAACAAATATTGTACCCATTATCAATCAAGGAATTTTATCGGGGTTGACATTTACTCGGAAAAGAAAATATACGGACTTAATCACAGTTATCCAGAATTACGTCAAAAGCGGAAACGGAGAAGCTATTGTTAATGTATATCAAGCTCCCGAGGCATGTTTTCAAACAGGCAAAAGCGTTTATACAGAGGAAACGGTAAAACCGTCAACGATTGATGGCTACGCGCCAAAAAATAACAAATTATACCAATACCCATATTGTTACTGTCTTGTTCATGATGGTTCGGGTATCCAGCATACTTATAATTTCGAGTACGGCAAAAATGGAAAATTGACTTTTCAAGTCTATGGAGTTATGTTCAATATTCCGTCAATTTTCGTTGTTCCCCGCGAATATAAAAATTACGGCGGTCTTACGTCTCCTTTTGGTTTCGTTGTCAACAACTTTCCACAGTGCGCGTGGACAAATGACAGCTATCAGGCTTTTCTTGCACAGTCAACACCGTTATGGGATTATTCCAAAAAACAGAATGCTATTTCTCAGATTGGAAATCTAACGGGCGGATTAGTCGGAGCATTGAGCGGAAATTTAGTCGCAGGCGCAGAAAGTATTTTTAACGCGACAACTAGCACTTATTTGCTGAATGAAAATATCAATGCGCAGAAAGAAAGCCATGATCTGATACCGCCAACCGCAAAAGGAACTTCGTCCGGTAGTTATGTTGCCGCCGCGTTGTTTGGAAGTCAAGTTTACTGCCATGTTATGAGTGTAACCGCACAGATGGCAAAAACGATCGACGATTATTTTAGCATGTACGGGTATGCTACACACAAAATCAAAGTTCCTAATATCACAGGGCGATCAAGTTGGAATTTTGTCAAAACGGTAAACTGTGGATTACATGGAGCGTGTGTCACCGATGACATTAATTTTTTGCAGGCAATGTTTAACCGAGGCGTTACGTTCTGGCATACGGACGATGTTGGAAACTATGGTCTTTCCAATGATTAAGGAGGTGATGTCATGTACAATAACCCGTATCGGGTGAGCAACAAAGAAGTTTGGGGACGCTGGGAAAATAACCCGAATACGTCACCGGAGGAAAAAATGTATTTCCGACACTTTTTTGATAAGTTTGTCAATCTGGCGTTATCTCGGTATGAGTATGACGGTTTACCGGATGAGATTCCACCACGGATGCTCAACTCCTATCTGTTATGGCAAGGAATGTGCCTGTTTAAAAAAGAGCCAATCACCGGACTATTCGGCGTTTTCGGTGTTAATCTGGTTGGCGAACCCGATATTTACGGGATTCCTACCGATTGGATTGCCTACGCTATGAACGGGCAGTATTATGAACAGACGGATAAAAACGAAAGTTCGCTGATTTTCGCCCGACCTTTTGCTGTACCGGAAATTCTAAGCATTATTCTGCATTCGCAGAGTTTGGCGGAGAAAAAAGCGTCAACAAGAGTCAATGTCATTCAGCAGAGAACGCCAGTGGTCATCAGCGGGGATTCTACGCAGAAGTTATCCATTGACAACTTTATTCAAAAGTGGGTAAAAAATATTCCTTTCATCAAAGCAAAAAACGATATGCGAAAACAGATTCAGATTGATACGATTGATTTAAAAGTACAGCCAATCTTTAACGAACTTGATACAGCCGCACAGAGAGAAGTAGCAGAATGTCTAGCTGATCTCGGTATCGAAGCAAGCGGCGTAGAAAAACCGGAACGGCTGGTTTCCGCGGAAACGAGTTACAACGATGGAGAGATCGAGTTAACAAGAAACGGAAATCTGGCTACCATTCAGAGGGGACTTGATGCGATCAATAAAATGTATGGATTGAATATCCATGTACGTTTTAATTCTAAGATGGTAACACCGATTAACCGACCGGATGCATTTGCGACAATAAAACACGGCGAACAGAAAACACCGGAAACCGGCAAACCGGAAAGTGAGGTGGAATAATGTTTCTTGACTATACCTACGAAACGAAAACACTAACAAATACGATCGAACAGTTAGTTATTGCAGACAACGTGATTCATCCACTTGAAAAACAGAACATTGATGGAATGATTGAAAAGGCAGTTGAACTCGTATTCAATTTTGAATTTCCGTTTTATGTCAATGCATCCGACTCCGAATATCATGCTACAAAACTTGCGTTCGAAAAAACGTTCTGTTTACAGTATTTTCGGGAACAGATCGGACTGGAAACGATCGGCGAATTTCAGTATCATCTGAAAAAGATTCTTACGGTTAACATGCCATACTATGAACAATTGTACCGAAGTATTACTTTTGAATACAACCCGCTGATTACTCATAAGAGTACACGAAAAGTAACGAGTACAAAAGACGATACACGAACAGGTGTGATCGCGGGAGACAGCACAGCGAAAAACACAACGACAGCCGATACAAATAACAATACACAAAATATTCACTCTGATAATCCGCAAATTAATTTCGCCGGAACGAATTATGCGTCTACGATGGATCGGGGACAGAATACCATCCATAATAGTGCGGTAAGCAATGGAGAGAATACAACAAAAACCAACAGCAATGACACGTATCATGCAGATAACAATGATGTGATTGATGATGAGGGATTTGACGGTAGTTACTCATTAGAAGTACAGAGATTCCGCGATACCATCCTGAATCTTAACAAACGTATCTGTGATGATTGCAAAGAATTGTTTTATCAATTTTATTAAGGAGGGATATCAATGGCAAAACCAACGATTCCAGATTTTCCTACTTTGCCAGATTTCGGTCAGATGATTAATCAGGCTTGTGAGGTTGTCGCAAGTGTACGTGGGATTCCATATGATTTCAACGGAACGTTGAGTTTGGAAAACAAATTTGTTGTGCTGTTTAAGACGGTGAAAGAAATGTTTGACGCGCAGGACGAACTTGTAAAAAGTTACAAAGCGTTACATGATTTTATCAATCAGTATTTTTCAAATCTCGACTTACAGAACGAAGTAAACAAGAAAATCGAAGAAATGAAAAAAAGCGGAGAACTGCTTACTCTGCTGAAACCAACTGTAAGCAACGAAGTAGCGGCATGGTTGACAGCTAATATCACGAATCCGTCCAATCCGCCGATTGATAAATCTTTGACGGTAGAAAATGCCGCCGCTGATGCTAAAGTTACGGGAGATAAAATTAATTCACTAAAGGAAAATTTAGGTGGACTAGAAAATATTAATAATATACTAGAGTATCGAAAGATCGATAATGTTTCGATTCATACAACAGGCAATATAGAAATTGTTGATAACTGGTATACCACCGACTATATAAATGTTACAGGATGTAATGAATATTTTGTCAATGGTACATGGAAAAAACCTTCAAATTCAAAATATGCTAGTGTAATATATTTCGATAGTGAAATGAATGTAATAAACTTTATTAATGAAGTAGGAACACAAACATATAATATGGAAAAAATTTCTTTTCCTATCAATACGGCATATGTTAGATTTTGCTTTAGTAAGGAATCACCAGTTCAAATATTTATGAATGTACCCAATATGAATGAACGAGTAGGTTTGAAAACTGCAAAAGCAATATTTAATCATAAGATAACAAATGGCGGTACTGTAGAGAAAAATGATTTATTCGTATCATCGAATTTAATACCAATCAATAATAAAACGAATTTTATTACCGTAAAAAAAGGAAATTTTGTTAATGACAAATCTTTTTTCTATATCTCATTTTGGACTAGACCATCTACTTCTTCCGGATTCTTAGTAAAAGGTTACCAAAATTATTCATTAAGTGAAAATTTTACGAATATCAAAATTCCAAACGGTGCAAAATATTTTTGTTTTTCGTGGCAAAAGAACGATTACCCTCCCATGTATAAACAAGATTCGGATATATCGGAAAAAAACACACCAATTGATGTTATTGGAAAATATATGACATTGAATGCCCCTGCTTATAACTATAGAATCTGTTTAATTGGTGACAGTATAACTCAAGGTATGGGGTCATCAGGTTTTCAACAGTATGACGCCGTTATTGATGGACAAACTTATAATGTGCGAGGTAATGGTCCGAATAACCCGAATGCTACATCTGATTATAAAATTGGGGAATATCTTTGGACGTCAGGCGGTAGAAAATGGTATGAAGCACTAGACGGGAATGGTTGGGCACAATTATTTAAAAATTATATGAATGAAAAATTCAAAATAATTGTTAGAAACTTTGGAATGAGTGGAATTAATAGCGGAGATTTAAAATACTTTATAAATGATTTCATGAATACAAAATTTAACTTTGACTGTTTCGTTTTAATGATCGGCACTAACAACAGAGAAAAAGGAAACTTAGAATCATTGTATGCAGATATGAATGACACTATTAAAACAATTAAAAATTATGGAAAAGATTTAATCATTATGGCTTGCATACCTGCATCAATCGAAAACGAAAAAACTTTCCGTGTTCACATGGAAGATGTTCACAATGTACTTAGAAATATTTCATGTGAAAATAAAATTCCATTTATCAGCGTTTATAATTTATTCATTGACTATTGTTCTAACAAAGGAATAAAAATAGATACACTACTTTCAGATGGTTTGCACCCTAACAATGAGGGATATAAAGTAATGTTTCAATTAATTTCTAATGCTATGGGAATAGCATTAAAAAGACCGGATGCGACATGGTAAGCAACAATCGAATGCGCCGTGTCCGTCACCCGCGGTCGCGCGAAGCGCTACAGCTTCCGGCGGTCAT